GATTACATTAGACGACAAAAACTATTAAAGGTGGAATCAATCCCAACATCTTTGCCTGGAATGGGAATGGAAAATGATTTGTTTGATGACTTTGATGTATTCCCAGTAGATATGCAATTCGAGATTGTTCAACTAAGAACTAAAACGTGGGATAGTTATATTAATTTAATATCAAGTCATACTAATATGACATCTATTCCAGGAAAAGAAATTAAGTTAGCAGTAAGGGAAATAAACACTGGTAAGTATGTTGGGTTTATTAGATTAGGATCTCCAGTAATTAATTGCAAACCTAGAAATAAGTTGTTAGGAAATGTTCCAGACTTAGATCCATTTAACAATTCAGTTATCATGGGATTTGTTATTGTACCTGCTCAACCATTTGGGTTTAATTATTTGGGTGGTAAATTATTAGCAGGTATTGCATGTTCTCATGAAGTGAGGGAAATGGTCAATAAAAAGTATGGATCAAATGTAGTGATGTTTGAAACGACTAGTCTATATGGCAACAGTAAATCGTCATCTCAGTATGATGGAATGAAACCATTCCTTAAGAATAAGGGTATGACCGAAAGTAATTTCTTACCAACTATTATAGGGAAACCTTTTGAAGAATTATTAGAACTGACTGAAGTTGAAGTCGATTGGACACAGTCTAGTGCTAAAATGAAAATGACCAATACCATAATGTCTAGAATAAAAAAGGCATTAGATGAAAAGGGGATTAAGAGATTTAATACTGTATCTGAAAAGGCAAAGAAACTAATTGAACAGAAAAGGTATTATGTGTCTAACTATGGTATTGAAAACTATGTTGATATTGTAAACGGTAAGACTGATAAAATTAAAAAGTCAGACAGTTATGATAAATACAAGTTGGATAACATCATAGAATGGTGGAAAAAGAAAGCAACAAAGAGGTATAATAAACTAAAAGAGGAAGACCGACTGAGAACTGAAATTGAAGTTTGGTCTAATGATAATAACATTGATATAATAAGGTGACGAGATGACAATATCAGAATACTATAAAGCAGGTGGCGGGTTTGCCCAAGTAAGGCAAAATGAAAATAAAGAATACTACATTATTTACTTTGATGAAAAGGGTGGAATTCTTGACTCAGAAAAATTCCCAGGAAAATCGATTCATTATGTTGAGGATGCAGCAGAAAATTGGTCATTAGGAATTAAAGAATTATGAATATAAACAGTCTAAAAGAAGCACAAGTATTAAAGATTATTGAAGCATTGGCATTGATCAATGATAGAGAAACTGCTGGTTGGGTGTTCAAACAATACTCTGAACAGAAGAAAGGTGGACCATGGAAGAAACGTTTACGTGAGCAAGGTTTTGTTATCTAAAACTTTACTTCTTGTCTAAATAGAGGTATAATAAAATAATAACGAGGAATATTATGAAAAAAGATTATAAATTTAATGAAGAAAAAGGTTGCTACGAGTATTGCGACGGTAAGGAATGCGAATTGAATGATATGTTGAAGGATGGAGATCCTGCTCATATGAAGTGTTGTCATTGTATTGAAGAGTATGAAGGAGAGAAACCAGATATGAAAGAATTACATTCTACACCTAAGATTCGCAAATTGAGAAAGGAAGAAGTTCCTCATGCTGATAAGTTTATTAGTGGAGTTGGAACTAACAGTGAAGCATTAGCACATAATCATAATGCTCGACGTGGGAATGTTAATGTAAGTAGACCTGACTTGGATGAAATTGAAGCAGGGGATGTTTAATGCCACTGAATATTATTGATGATAATGAAACGGTAGAACTTGGACCAACCAAAGATGGCACATATGATGGTGCTTGGGGTGGTACTGAGTTAATGAACCGAGCATTATATGAAAGAGTAGATAATGATTTACTTGATGAATTTTATATCATTAAATCGAGAGTAAGTTGGACTGACCCAAAGAAACCTAATATTTTATGGTTACATGATACATGGGACGATCCAGAAGTACAACACTTAAAAGAACAAGAAAATAGAGATAAGTTTGCTAAATTAGTATTCGTATCAAACTATCAACTAGCAACGTATAATATGGCATTGGGTGTTCCATATCAAAACTCAATCGTATTACGAAATGCTATTGACCCAATTGAGTATAAGAAAAAGGATGATGATGTTATTCGTATCATTTATCATACTACTCCACATCGTGGTCTTAATCTTGTAGTTGCAGCAGTTAATGCAATTACCAAAGAGATGGGTGATAAAATCCATTTAGATGTTTATTCTTCATTCGAAGCATATGGTTGGAAGGAAAGAGATAAACCGTATGAAGATTTGTTTGAAGAGATTAGACAACATCCTAATATGACATACCATGGGTTCAAACCTAATGATGTTGTTCGTAAAGCATTACAAGATGCACATATCTTCGCATATCCTAGTGTGTGGCCAGAAACAAGTTGTATCTCAGCAATTGAGGCAATGAGTGCTGGTTGTGAAGTAGTATGTCCTAACTTTGCAGCACTTCCAGAAACTACTGGAAACTTTGCTCGTATGTATCAATTCAATGAAGATATGGGTGTACATGCTAACGTATTTGCTAATAATTTATATCAAGCAATTATTGAGCATCGTGACGAAAACCTACAAAAGAAATTGATGTTCCAGAAAAACTGGGTTGATAATTTCTTTAATTGGGATCTACGTGCAGCAGAGTGGACAGATATGTTGCAAAATATCAAAAGATAAAACTTGCTTTTTATCACAATCTAACGTATAATATAACTTGAAGGAGAAAAACTATGACCAGTTGGGCAAATATAAAGACGAAAGTAAAATCTAAGTTTCAAAAGAAACCAGACTATGAGGAATTATATAATGCCGAAAGAAGAATTGCTGAGTCGTGGGAATTCAAATATAATAAACTTTATAGACAGTTGAATGCAATTATAGAGGAGTCGAGAAAATGAGTGATGCATTAGCAAAAGCAAGAGCAGCAAAGAAACCTGCCAAATATAAAAATATCCATCCGAGTGTATTAGCACGTGATGATAATGATCCACTTTCTATGAAAAGTGTTAAGGGTTGGATTAAACATAATAGAGAGAAACTTAAAACCGAGCAATACAACCACAGAAAAGGTGATAAGAAAGCACTATCAAAAATGCAGTCTATTCAAGGTTATATTCGTCAGTTACAGTATTATCTTGAGAATGGTGACTATGTAGCACCATACTATGGCGAAGATGAAGATAAAAAGGTGGTACAAGTATGCACAGCAATGGCATATGATTCTGAAGGAATGCCTAAACGTAGTGTTGGTGTTTGGTATCCAGATATTCAGGGTGTTTGGACTAAAGAAATGGATGATGATGCAAGAGGTAGATTCTAAATGATATTTGTGGATTTCAGTCAGGTGATGATATCAAACACGATGGTACATCTAGGCAAACACGAAACAACTGTTGATGAAGGTATGATGCGTCATATGATTTTGAACAGTTTAAGAATGACTAAGAATGCTCACAGTAAGAAATATGGCGAGTTGGTTATTTGTGTTGATGATAGAAACTATTGGCGACGTGACATATTCCCTTATTATAAGGCACATCGTAAAGAGAGTCGTGATAAAAGTCCAGTAGATTGGAATCAAGTATATGGTGTACTCAATAAGATCCGTGACGAGATTGCTGAAGTATTTCCGTATAAAGTTATTATGGTCGAGAAGGCAGAAGCAGATGACATCATCGGAGTACTTTCAAAGCATTTTGGAACTGTGCTAAATAATGAATCTACTGAAAGAAACTTAATCTTATCTAGTGATAAAGACTTTGGTCAGTTGCAGAAGTTTGCTAATGTTGATCAATACAGTCCTATTACTAAGAAGTGGTTGCGTATTGATAATCCTAAAGAATTTCTAATGGAGCATATTATCAGAGGTGATAGAGGTGATGGTATTCCTAACTTCTTATCTGAAGATAGTGCTATTATTAGTAAGACAAGACAGACTGCTATTGCTAAGAAGAAAGTTGATGTTTGGTTGAAACAAGAACCTAATGAGTTTTGTGATGATAATATGATGCGAAACTTCAAAAGGAACGAGCAATTGGTTGATTTAGAAATGGTTCCAGAAAATATATCTTCTGCGATTATTGATAAGTTTGAGAATTACAAAGTCCCTGAACGTAGAGGACTTTTAAATTATTTTATTAAGAACAAGTTGAAAAACTTAATGGATGTTATATCGGAGTTTTAATTATGACAAAAACGTTTTACGAAATTTTCAAAGAAGTACATAATGCTAAAAAGAAGAAAGAAAAGATAGCAGTACTTCATCATTATAGTAGTGCTAGTATGAAAACTATTTTAGGATACACATATAATCCTAATATTAAATGGTTATTGCCTGAGGGAGATCCTCCATATAAACCATTACCAAAAGGTGCAGACCAAGAATCAGCATTAGCATCTGAGTTAAGAAGAATATATCTATTCGTTGAGGGTGACTCTGATGCTCAAAAGAATTTGAAACCTCATCGAAGAGAGCAGATATTTATTGACATGCTTGAGTCAATTGACCCAAGAGATGCTAAAGTGTTACTCGGAATGAAAGACGGCAAGTTACCATTTAATGGTTTAACACGTAAGTTGGTAGCAGAAGCATTTCCTAATTTAGCAAAGGACTGGTAATATGGAAAGAATTGAAACTACTGAAGCAATTATCAAAGACGGCAACTTCACGTTAGAGAAAGATGTTGGTATCTTTGATCATTTCTTATCTGATGATGAGTGCGATTCATTTATTTCTTTATACGAAAATCGAGATAGAAAAGGAAACACATATAATAGGCAAGATAGTGAAGGTGCAGATGCTTTGAATAAATCAGATACTGCATTATCCGTTAGTCTTTCTGACATTTTTGGTTCTGAAAAGTTCGACAAATTGAATAACGATTTTGTTAATAATTTTTGGGAAAATGGTGTCAACAAATATGGAAAATATTATCCATCGTTGCTTCGAATAGATAAGAAACTATGGGGATATAAAATCCAAAAGACATTAGCAGGCGAGGGATATCACGTCTGGCATTGCGAAGATTCGGGTCCAAATCATACAACTAGAATACTCACATACATTATATTTTTGAATGATGATTATACTGGTGGAGAAACTGAATTCTTACACAAGAATATGAGATTAACACCAAAGAAAGGTACACTAGCAATCTTCCCTGCAAACTACACACATACTCATAGAGGAAACCCACCTTTGACTGGTGAGAAATATATTATGACAAGTTGGGTTCATTTATCGGACATTAGAGTATGAGTATAATTAAACCAGCAATTATTATTGGAAATGGTCCAAGTCGTAAAGAAATCAATCTGCATAAGTTAGTAGGTAAAGCACCATTATATGGTTGTAACGCATTGTATAGAGATTTTCATAAATGGGATTATCTAGTAGCAATTGATAATGGTATGATTAATGAATTATACAAAGAACGTGTAGATGATGGAAACTTAATCATACCACCTGAAGATGAACGTTGGGAAAGTGCTGAATATAGTCCTCATCGTAGACGCAATAACGCAGGTATGATTGCAATGGATCGTGCTATTCAAAACGATAATAACTTATTATACTTGCTTGGGTTTGATTTTATACTTGAGGGTGAAGACTCTGTAGATAATGTATATAAAGATAGTAAGAACTATGGACCAGAAACTCATGCACGTGAAGAAGATAATTATTATAGATTGAAATACTTTGAATGGTATGTTCATAAACATCTAGGTGTATCGATTATATTTGTTGTTCCTGATGATAAGATTGAACATTGTAAAAATGTCAGAGCAGGAAACGTAAAGGCAATGGCAACATCAGAATTTTTGAAGAAATTAGAGGATTAGAATGAGTAATAAAAACATACATATCGATAGATGGTTTAATGACAGAGGTATTACTGAAAACGGTAAACCATTGAGTCAAGCAATTAAAACGTTAGAAGAATTAACGGAACTATTCGATGCCCTAAATAAGAATGATAAGCACGAAGTTATGGATGCTATTGGTGACATCTATGTGACACTTCGTGGAGTTTGCCTAACATACGGTGTGAAAATGGAAGATTGTATCGATCAAGCATACTATGAAATTAAAGACCGTAAAGGTTATCTAACACCAGAGGGGACATTCGTTAAGGAGTCAAAATGATAGAACTATGGGTTGTAATATTTTTAGTTTTTATTGGTGTAGCAACAACGTTCTCGTATGCATACGGTTTTAATCGAGGTCAAGAACACGGTATGAATTTTGTTGTTGATGATATGATTGCTAAAGGTATCCTTGAAGTTGTAGACGAAGATGAGCAGTGAAAGAGTAGTTAATCCTGATGCTGTTCTACAAAAAAGAATTACTGGTGGATATAGAATTGTTGACGACTTCTTAGAATTAAACGATTTCCAAAAATTAGTTAAAGGGTTTCTTGGTGATGGGTTTGATTGGTATCATAATCACGATAATAATTCTGATGAATTGCATTACTTTACCCACACATTTTATACCAACTATGGGTTTGTTAGTAAATATCACAACAAACTAACTCCAATAATTCAGAAATTAAATCCTGCTTCATTTGTTCATATCAGAGCAAACCTATTCAACAAACATGACATTGTAGAAGAATTTGATAAGTGTGTAGACTTTGGGTTTGAGCATAAATGTATGATATATTTCATTAACAATAATGATGGTTATACTAAACTCGCAGACGGAACAAAATTATACACTAAAGAAAATCGAGCAGTATTCTTTAATGTTAAAGAACCATTCATAGACACAACATGCACCAATGACGTATTTCGTATGAATATGTCGTTCCACTACTTCTAATCTAAAAAACCGATTATAAACTCGGTTCATCATTGAAAAAATTATGTAAAATAGTTGCCCGCACGCACAAAAAGGAGTATAATATAAGTATTGATTGATTGAAAAGGAGTTGTTATGATAGAAGTTGGTTTAATTGGTTTAGTTTTAGTTGCGATAATCGGTAAGTTCATTAATTCTGGTCCTGCCGAATTATCTCCAGTTTTTGTTAATGTTAAGGAGGAAAAATAATGGGATACCCAAATGTAAGTAATCCGAGTGAAAAATTAGTATTTACTGACGTACAAACTACCGAACTTGAATATGGTTCGTATCATGTGTCGGCAGTCGTTAATGGTGATTATTCGTGCCGTGATACTGATAAACAATCAGTTGATGAAGCAATTGAATATTTCAAAGAAATTACCCAAAGATGGGCAAAGTATTTTCCAAACTATGAGGAGTTAGTATGAAATTAAAATTACCTGAGGTATTTAATACCTATTTAGAAAGTGTTGGTTCGTTTGCCGATGTTAATGGGGTTCATCCTCTTAATGATGATGGGACTGTTGACTTCGATAAAGATATGACAGTTAAGTATTCTGAAATAGACGACTTATTATTTATGGAACAAATGTCTGAAGAGGATGCTGATGCTTGGAAGATAGTACGAAAGCATTTTGGTTTACTATAACCCTTTTATAAACGTGGGATTATTTATGAAAATAGTCCCCCGAACTCTGAAAAATAGAGTATAATATAGGTATTGATTGATTGAAAAGGAGTATGAAATGAGTTATAAAGGAATACCAAAAAAGACTATTGATAAAGCAATAGAAAAGGTTAAAGCAGAAAAGAATGTATCTAAAGAAGATAAAGACTTTCTGGTAAATTGGTTAAAGGATGGTTATAATGGACCTGATGAATTACTTAAAGAGGAATTATTAAGATGAAAATAAGTGAAATGAGAAAAGAAATGGTTGATGCTTTGAAAGAAAGTGTTTCTACAGTTACCTTTACTAAAAAGGATGGAACTGAACGTGTTATGAAGGCAACTCTTCAAACAGAGTTCTTACCTATTGTTGATTCGGAAAAACCTAAAACAAAACGTAAAGTGAATGAAGATGTAATTGCAGTATTTGATACTGAAGCAAAAGGTTTTCGTTCGTTTCGTGTTGATTCTGTTATTTCTTTCTTCTCGAGTAGAGTTGCTTTACCAGATGTTAAGGGATTGATTGATGGTTAGTATTAATAATACAATGTATAAAGTTATATCACGTGATAAGAAAAAGTTTTTTATCAGGAATGATATGTTATATGCCATTGATGAAGATAAAGATACTGATGATATTTTAATGCAAATGTCTGACTTTGTTTTAGAAGTAAAAAAGAATAGAGGTGGTATTGATGAATGGTTTTTAAGTGTGGAGGAAAGTGATGAGTTATAAACTTATTA